TATGCAACCGATACAATGCAAAGAATGTGACGGATTGTATTTTCGTCAGGTAATGGCAATCAACAAAGTATCAAAATTCTTAACGGGTGGCGATAAAGACACAATGGTACCTGTTCCGGTATTTCGTTGTGATGATTGTGGATCAATTCCTGAAGAGTTTCAACCAATTAAATTGAAGAAATAATGTCAATGCCATACCACAAAGCTGATGTAACCATTGTGTTCAAAACATCAGCTCGTAGCAATGCAAAAACTAAAATGAAGACGCTTCGTAACAAACATATCGATGATGTGTTGGAGCGGAAGATACCAGGTATTCCGGATAATGCTATTATCTTAGAAATTGGTATGGGTGAATTATTTGAACAAAAATACAAACAAAAATACAAACTATGACAGAAAAAAAGGGTGCAACAATTTTTGATTTCGTTGATGGCGTAACAAGCAAAAAGAAAGAATGGTCTAAATACTCAGAAACAGACCAAAGCAAATTTTCACCATTTATCGTGAACAGATGGCTTTCGATGCGACAGGATCTAGTAGAAATTATCAACGAGTTACAAACATACACAATCGGCCTGTTAAAACCACGCGAAACATATAGGTTATATCACGCCCTGTTGCCAGCAAACAAATCGTTTGCCAAATATGTTAAAGGCAAGAAAGACGACAAGTTTTCTGACAAACTAATCGCTCAAATTGCAGAACATTATCAAGTCAGTAAAACTGAGGCTGCTGACTACGCAGAACTACTCAATCAGGATAGTTGCACCCGACTGTTAGCATTGTACGGCTACACTGAAGCTGAAATTAAAACAATGTGTAAAGGAGTTAGAAAATGAGTGTAAACACGCAGTCACATTACAAGGGAAAAGATAGCTTGTATAAATTTGCAGAAGAATGGGGTCTAAATAGCTATGAATTTGATATGATTAAACGCATTGTGCGTTGTCGTCACAAAGGAAGCTTTGAACAAGACCTCGAAAAAACAAAAGATCTAATTGATATATATCTCAAAGAAAAGTCTGCTCAATATTTGGAACTTAGCAAATAGTATTTTTTTTGCTTATATTTATATTAAACTTAAAAGGAATATATATGAAAAAAAATATCTTAGCAGAAAATATGCGTAGATTTGGTACTAAGAATTTATTAGAACAAACTAGTTGGTATGATATGATTAACCCAATCGATGGCGATGTAGTTACAATACAAGGATCATTGACTCCTGCGGCACGTAAACTTCAACGTGGTGATCAAGAAGGTTTTATTGACTTAAATGGAATGGGATATTCATCTAAACTACTTGTTGGGTCATATACATCAAAAGATGCAATTCGTTTAGCTAATGAAAATAAAGCAGATTTGCCTTCAAGAAAACAAGCACTAGAACTTGCTGATAAAATTGAAAAAACTAATGCACCAAATCCCGGTGTAATATGGATTGACCAGTCAAAAGGAGTATCTGATACATCCGAATTAAATCAAAATATGAGAGTTATATTATTTGATTTACGAAGTAAAAGTGATGTAGTTGGTACGAATCTAGCAGATGCCGTTTTTTTATTATACCGAAGATAAAATTTAAATATTTAAGTGCTAGCAGCAATGTTAGCGCTTTTTTACTGTTCGGTTGGTTTCTATCATAATTCTTCTTATATTAGAGTATGAAGCAAGGAAACTATATCAATCCAATTTATAAGTTATCATTGCGAGATGCTGATACGGTACCTCGCAAGATATCTTATTCTCAATGGTCAATGTATGAAAAATGTCCACGACAATGGAAACTTGCATACATTGACGGACTCGCACCTTTCCAATCCAGTATAGACACATGTTTTGGTACTGCATTCCATGAAACCCTGCAGTACTACTTGACCATATTGTATACAGAATCAGTGAAGAAGGCAGACGAGTTAAATTTGCGAGATATCCTTACAAACAAGCTGCGAGAAGAATATGGTCGCAATGTGGCAGATAGTAACGGAGAACATTTTTCAAATCCATTGCAATTAGCAGAATATCTTGAAGATGGCGTTGCTATTCTGGATTGGTTCAAGAAACGACGCAAACAATACTTTTCCACAAAGGATTGGGAGTTAGTAGGCATTGAAATTGAGTTGTGTACCCAAGCATCAGAAAAGAATCCGTCTGTATATTGGTATGGATTTATTGATGTGGTATTGCGACACGTTCCTACAAATACTATCAGCATCCTAGACATCAAAACAAGTCGTGCTGGCTGGAATAAATTTCAAAAGGCAGACAGCATTAAAGCTGCCCAACTAATTGCTTATAAGAATTATTTTTCAGCCCAGTTCGGTACACCTAAAGAAAATATTGATGTTGAGTTTTTCATAGTGAAACGTAAAATGGTTGAAGAGTCCATGTTTCCACAAAAGCGTGTGCAACAATTCAAACCAGCTGCTGGCACAGTAACACAACGCAAAGTTCAAAAGCAAATCGATGCATTTGTTGAATCTTGCTTTGATGCAGAAGGCAACAAGAATGCAGAACGAGCTTACATGGCAATATCTGGCAAAGGTGATAAAAATTGCAAGTATTGCCCATTCAAAACTGATTCAGTAAATTGTCCCCGAGAAGGTAGGATTCGAGAATAATATTATCTATTATAAGATATGATCCGTTACGAACATAAGCATACATACATATATCAGTTTGAATTGCAAAAGCATAAGTCACATAGCTATGGAACTCAGAAATGTGAGTACACTTTGCTAACAAACATCTCAGATCCTAACTGCAAAGCAAATCGACAACTATTAGAATCAATGCTTCGCACAGTGTACGGTCATATGCCTAAAGGTGTTAAATTTCTACATGAAAAAGTAAAATGACAAAAGTAGCAGTTATAGGAAATACAGCATGGCAGAATCGCAGAAAAATTCAGCAAACTCTGCAAGAATTAAAACAGCGGTTTGGAGACGAATTGGTAATCATCGGCGCTGGTGGTAATGAAGGAGCAAACAGCATGGTACGCAAGTATACATTGGAATTTGGCATTCGTTACAAAGAATACAACCCATCGTTTTCTGGATATAATCTGTACTCAGCAATGCCAGAATCATATTACGGTAAAGCATATCATTTCAGCCAATTACATCATCGCATGAAGCTGATTGCAGAACAATGTGATTACATGATGATTCTAACAAATGAAGATGCATTAGATCCTGTGTTAAAGACAGCATATACCAATGTTAACAAGTTAAAAAAGCCGGTAGTTATACTAGGCTGATATTTATAATAAAGTTATAAGGAATAAATAAATGGAGTTACCAAAGTTACAAAAAATTGACCCTAACAAGCCTGCAAAAAAGAAAATTCTGTTATTGGCAGATGATTTTCGTCTACCTTCAGGAATCGGTACGGTCAGCAAAGAAATTATTTTCAACACAGTTAAAGAGTTTGATTGGGTTCAATTAGGGGCAGCTCTACATCATCCGGATGCTGGCAAAGCATTTGACTTATCAGCCGACGTAGCACGCGAAACTGGTGTGGAAGATGCATCAGTCAAACTAATTGCATGGAACGGTTATGGAGATCGCAATATTTTATTTGCAATTCTCAATCAAGAACAACCAGATGCAATTCTTCACTTTACTGACCCTCGCTATTGGACATGGTTGTATGCGTTAGAGCATGAAATTAAAACCACATTCCGTGTTCCAATTACATATTACTCTATTTGGGACGACCTACCGTATCCAATGTGGAACGCACCTTTTTACGGTAGTTGTGATATGATTATGGGCATCAGCAAGCAATCAGACAATATCCACAGAGAAGTGCTAAAACAAAACGGATTTGGGGTGATTAATTACGATGATGGATTCATTCCTCAGAATAAGAAATGGAACCAAGTACTTACCGGATTTGTACCTCACGGACTTAACCATAATATATTTCGTCCAATGCATGAACTAGATCCTGCATACGTATCAATGGACAGAAAAATTAAAGAAGAAAACGGTGTTGATTTTGTAGTGTTTTGGAACAACCGAAATATCAGAAGAAAACAACCAGGCGATGTTATCTTAGCATTCAAACACTTTGTGGACCAGTTACCAGCAGATCAGCAAACTCGAGTAGCATTAGTTATGCATACTCAAGCAGTAGATGAAAATGGAACCGATCTCCGTGCAGTAGCCAAGACATTAGCACCAGAATGTAAGATTATATTCTCTGAACAAAAAATGTCAGCACAAGATCTTAATGCAATGTATAATGTAGCAGATGTCGTTGTAAATATTGGATCCAATGAAGGTTGGGGACTTAGTTCAACTGAGGCAATCTTATCAGGGACACCCATCATTAACAATGTTACAGGTGGATTACAAGATCAATGCGGATTCGTAGATGAGAATGACGAATGGATTCGTTTTGACGGCACATTTGCAACCAATCACACCGGCAAATATAAATTGCATGGTGTTTGGGTAAAACCAGTATTTCCAAGCAACCGATCCCTACAAGGATCACCGGCAAACTCCATATATCTTTGATGACAGAGTACAATTTGAAGATGTTGCTGATGCAATTATGTATTGGTATAATACTCCAGAAACACTTCGCGATGAATTAGGTCTAGCAGGAAGAACATGGGCATTAGCAAATGGATTAACGGCAGAACAAATGGGTAACAAGATGATTTCAATGTTTAATGATTTATTCACAATGCATCAAGAATCACGCCCAATGTACACCGTAACAAAAGTAGAAGCTCCTAAATACGAACAAACAGGAATAGTAGCATAATGAGAAAAGTAGTTATAGCGTCGCCAGTAGCGACACAATCAGGTTATGGGCATCATGCACGTGAAATCATAACAAATATTATTGAACAACGAGGACACGAATGGGACGTTAAATTAGTTTCATTGCCATGGGGTCATACTCCAATGACATATCCAATTTCAACGGATCTTCAACTCAGAATTATTCCATTACCATTAACAGAGCAACCAGATGTATGGATTCAAATTTCAGTGCCAAATGAGTTGCAAGCTGTTGGTAAATACAATATTGGTGTAACTGCTGGTACCGAAGGCGACGTATGTCCAGAAGCATGGATCGATAATCTGAATTCAATGCAACTAGTAATTGTACCAAGCGAATTTACTAAAACAGTGTTTGAAAACACAGCAAAATCTAAGAATAAGTCATTAACTACTAGAATTGAAGTAATTCCAGAGTATTTTGATGAAACTGTGTATAACAATAAAACAGCAGTTAGCCAATTTACCGAATTAGATGCAATTACAGAATCATTTGCATTTTTAGCAGTAGGACATTGGTTGCAAGGAACCATTGGTGAAGATCGTAAAAATTTAAGCGGGTTGATTCATTGCTTTTTCAACACATACAAAAACGCAAAATCTGCACCTGCCTTAATACTAAAAACAAGTGGTGCTACTTATAGCATAATGGATCGAATGGAGATTGAAAATAAAATTTCACAGATTCGAGATGCATTTGGCAATGTAAAACTCCCATCTGTATATTTGATACATGGTGAGTTAACAGATACTGAAATGAATGCAATGTACAATCATCCAAAAGTAAAAGCAATGGTATCATTTACCAAAGCGGAAGGATTTGGTCGACCATTGTTGGAATTCTCCACAACGGGTAAACCCATCATGGCACCACACTATTCTGGACAAGCTGATTTCTTAAAAGCAGATTTTATTTGTGCATTACCAGGAGGATTGACAAATATACATGATTCAGCAAAAAATGAATTCTTGATCAAAGAAGCAAAATGGTTTACGCCTGACTACGGATATGCTAGCAAAATGATGCAAGACATTCAAAAAAACTACAAGAAATGGCTCGAGTTAGCAAAGCGCCAACGTTACTTTGTAAATTCGACATTCACAAAAACAGCCGTATCTGGGATATACAAACGAGTATTAGAAATTGTAAATAATCAAATACAATCAGTGCCTCAACAAGTACAACTCCAGCTACCAAAATTAAAAAAAGTAGAATCTGACACACCAAAAATTACATTGCCTAAATTAAAAAAAATTGAAGCATGAAAATAAGTTATGCAGTAACAGTATGTAATGAGTTCATTGAAATCCAACGGCTCATTACATTTCTTTTAGAACACAAAAGACCACAAGATGAGATTGTAGTGCAAATGGATTTGAGTTTAGATGATTTAAGCAATTGCCCTGCAGACAAACGAGAAGTATTTGGATATATCATGAAACATAACACCAATGGATTATTACGTGTTATATTTTGTCCGCTTAACGGAGACTTTGCGGCATTCAAGAATCATCTCACTGAACAATGCACGGGTGATTACATTTTTCAAATTGATGCAGATGAAATTCCACATGAAAAACTTGTAGAGATACTTCCAGATTTATTAGAACACAACACCGGGTGTGATGTAATTATGGTACCGCGAGTTAATACAGTAGACGGAATATCACAGGATCATATGCAACAATGGGGTTGGGCAGTGAATGAAAAAGGCTGGATCAATTGGCCTGATGAACAGTGGAGAATATATAAAAACAACTCTGAAATTAAATGGATAAACAAAGTTCATGAACGCCTACATGGATACAAAGTTTGGACTCATTTACCAACAATAGAAGAATTTGCGTTGTATCATCCAAAAACAATTGACCGACAAGTAAAACAAAATGCTTATTACGATACATTATAATGGAAAAAATTTATAGTAACAATGCTCCGGATGTATTATTACATATAATAGTACGAAAAGAAGATTTAATTTCAGGCAGAACCGAAGTAGTTCCAGCAGATCAATTTATACAATGTGCTTTGCTCAATATGGAAAAGGGTAAAACGTTTGCTCCACATAAACACATATGGAAAGAACGTAATCGTAATGTAATTGCTCAAGAAAGTTGGATTGTAATTCATGGAAGTGTAAAATGCATCTTTTATGATACTGATGATCAAATCATTGCAACACCAATACTATATCCAGGCGACGCGTCATTTACATTGCAAGGTGCCCACACATATGAAATACTAGAAGATAATACATTAGTGTATGAGTATAAAACAGGCCCATATGAAGGACAACAATTAGATAAACAATTTATATGAAAAAAGTTTTTATAGATTTAGGATTTAACAAAGGTCAATCAGTTAAATTTTTTTATGATTTAATTCCAGATTCAAATGAATATGAAATTCATGCATTTGAACCAGATCATAGTAATTTTAACGCATTTAATAAATTTGAGTCTGTTATTTTTTATAAAAAAGCTGCTTGGATTCATGACGGAACTGTGAGACTTTACTTAGGAGACTATTCATTTTCAAGTACAATTAACTCGTCTAAAATTACTAATATTAGACAGGATCGTTATATAGATGTAGACTGTTTAGATATATCTAACTTTATATTAAACAATTTTGACAAAGATGACTATATCATTTTAAAAATTGACATAGAAGGCGCAGAATATAAATTGTTAAATCATATGCTATCCACAAATGCATTAACTTATATAAATGATTTATTTGTAGAATTCCATTTAGATAAAATAACAGATATTACAAAAGAACAACATGATTCTTTAATAAACAAGTTGCAAGATATTGGGTTTATGTACCCGGATATTGCATGGGAAAAAGAAAACATAAATTTAAACCTAATTACTTTATATAATGATTAAACTACATTTAGGCTGCGGATGGCGAAATTTTGGACCGGATTGGGTTCACATCGATGGTGGCGATTATGCACACTTACAACATAATGACATAACTAACTTGCCATATGATGATAATCTAGTAGATGTAATCTATGCATCACACGTTATCGAATACTTTGATCGAAATGAAATTAAATCTGTATTACGAGAATGGCACCGAGTTTTACGTCCTGGCGGTGTATTACGACTCGCAGTTCCAGATTTTTTAAAACTATCATGGGTATATCAAGATACAAAAAATTTAGACAATATATTAGGTCCATTATTTGGCAAGATGCCTATGGGAGATCAGACAATTTATCATAAAACAGTCTATGATTTTAAATCGTTAAAAGATTTATTACAATCATTAGGATTCAATGATATTATTTCATATAATTGGAAAGAGATGGATCACGCACAATTTGATGATCACTCACAAGCATACTATCCGCATATGGATAAAGAAAACGGATTACTAATTAGTTTGAATGTCGAGGCAAAGAAATGAATTTTAACGTAGTAACGGAATTTGAAAATAAAATTGCTGACTTTTTTGGAGCACCATATGCAGTTGCTGTTGATAGTTGCACGCATGGTATCGAGTTATGCCTGCGCTACACGTTAGCTGATCATATTATAGTTCCCAAAAACACATACTTATCGGTGCCGTTTTTAGCTCACAAGTTGTGGATTGACTTGTTGTGGAAAAATGAAGATTGGACAGATTATTATTATCTAACCAACAATGTAATTGACGCTGCCGTGTTATGGAAACCGAGTAGCTATGTTCCAGGAACATATATGAATCTATCGTTCCAATATCAAAAGCACCTAAGCTTAGGTCGAGGAGGAATGATCCTGACAGATAATAAGGAGTCAGCTAAAATGCTTAAAAGAATGTCATATGATGGCAGACTGCCCAATATACCATGGCGCGAGCAAGATATTGAAGTTCATGGATATCATTATTATATGACACCAGAAACTGCGCAATTAGGAATTGATAAACTAGATACCGCGATCCATACAAAACCAAAACAATGGTCAGTATCAGATTGGCCTGATTTAACACAAATGAAAATTTTTAAAAAATGAAGAAAAAAGTATTTATAACCGGTATTGCTGGTCAAGATGGATCATACTTAGCAGAATACTTGTATTCGTTAGGATATGATGTTTATGGTATTATACGACGCAATTCAACACCTGAACATCAAGAATCTAGAATTTCATATCTAGATGATAAAATTAAAACGTTTTATGGAGATTTGTTAGATCAAGGAAGTTTAGAGCGATTGTTACGTGAAATACAGCCAGACGAAGTTTATAATTTAGCTGCACAAAGTCATGTACGTATTAGTTTTGATATTCCGCAATTTACAATTCAAACAAATTCATTAGGCGTTCTAAATATATTAGAAGCAGTTAGAAATACATGTCCAACTGCTAAATTTTATCAAGCTAGTAGCTCTGAGATGTTTGGAAGCTCTGTCGACAGTGATGGATTTCAAAGAGAAACAACACCAATGACTCCAGTGTCGCCATATGGTTGCAGCAAAGTGTTTGGATATAATATTGTACGAAATTACAGAAATGCATATAAATTACATGCATCTAATGGAATTCTATTTAATCACGAGTCGCCTAGACGCGGATCTAATTTTGTAACGAACAAAGTTGTTAAAGCCGCAGTTTTAATTAGTTTAGGATTACAAGATAAACTCGAATTAGGTAATATGGATGCATATCGCGATTGGGGACATTCATATGATTATGTTCGAGCGATGCATTTGATTTTACAACAAGATACCCCAGGTGATTGGGTTGTTGCAACCGGTGAAACCAGATCGGTGCGCGATATGTGTGAATATGTTTTTAGTAAATTAGGAATGAACTATAAAGATCATGTAACACAAAATCCTAAGTTTCTGCGCCCTGAAGAATTACCGTATCTCAAAGGAGATTGTACAAAAATTAAAACAGAATTAGGTTGGGTTCCAACATATACATTTGAAAAAATGATGGATGAAATGATTGAATTTTGGCAAAAGGTGTATAACAAATGATTTCAATAGTTCAGAATTTTATATGTACTAAACCAGAACGGTTGCAAGTATTACAAGAACAACTTCCAATTATTGGAAAAGTTTTTAGCGACATTGAATTTTTTGTGAATTATAATTCGACAATTAATTTACAAGAAGTTCATTCGTTATATAAAAAACATATTCCAAAATTAAATTTTTACAATGATTTATCGGAAGAATGGGCACCTGTTACATTGGCATTAGCAAATCAGGTAACAACCCCATATGTTATTTTTTTATGTGAGGATACACAAATACACGTATCTAAAGAGCAAGTATATAATCGTATTCATGAATTTGTTGAATTAGATTACGATTACTTGTTATTAACAAAACTAGAAAAATATCTACTACAAGAATATATTGATGGATATACTCCATATAATACAAATAAATCGCCTGGATATAAAAAATTAAAATATGGATATTCATATTTAGGTAAACATGCACCACATAAAAGATTAAGCACTGATGCCGTATACAAGACATTGTGGTATCGTGATCGTTTAACTGAATTTATTTTAAATATTGACCAGTGTGTTCATGATATACCAATTCGAGATAAAAGAAAACCGAACTGTTATGAAGGATACTATGATTTTAATAACGGAATGGCAAGATTTGCAGAATTAAAATGTTACATTCCAGATGAAGTAATTATATCCGAATTTGATGGAGTAAAACAAAATTCATGAAAAATATAGTTTTTATACCTAATGTAGATTTAGGTAATGGTAGAAATCAACCATATCATTATTCAGTTAAAAGTTGGCAAGTATGGTGCGATCGAAACAATGTTAGATTAATTGAATGGAAAGATGTTATATCAGATCCAAACTATCTTAAAGTCACGTTACAACGATACTGGGTACATGATATATTAGAACACAACGCAATTGAATACGACCAAGTTTTAATCGTAGATGCTGATACTATTATTCACCCCGATGCTCCTAATTTTTTCAATGAAACAAACGGAAAGTTTAGTGTAGTAGTAAATAATGGATGCTATGAATGGACTACTAGAAGTATTCAACGTTGGGGAGATGCATTATTTCCAGATCAGCCTAAAATTAAAACATGGAAATATTTTAACGGTGGATTTCAAATAACAAACAAAACACATAAACCGTTTTACGATAAAGTTAAAAATTTCTATTTACAACATATTGAAACTATCAATCAATTAAACGATCAAATTAAAGCCGGAACGGATCAGACTATTATTAATTATTTAACACAGCTGTTTAATGTAGATATTAATTATTTACCAGAATGTTATAATCTGCAAGACATGTTCCGAAAAAATTTATTACATATCCCAGGTCACTCGTGGTTTACCGATGAATTACATTTTATAAATGCTGGATGGGTATATCACTTCAATGCAATACCACAGAATCCTAGACACGTATCATACTGGTTAGAACGCACGTATAATGAATTGAATGTATCGGCAAAGGAACTTCCTAAATATAGTCCTATTAGTTTAGAATACTTCATGAATATGGAAGTAGCAAACGGTGGCATTAGTAAACAGATATTAAATCTTAACGGTAAACTAAAAACTGTACGAGATATAGTCGACTATTGGAAAACTGCTAGTAAGCCAAATCTAGAACCAAATAATTGGCAATATTACAATTGTATGATTGCTGGGTTTCGTAAAGATGTTGCAAATCATCATGATCTAGGTTGGGATAAAATGACCGAAGAATATTACGAATCTCTAGACAGTATGTCTGATTTAGAGATTGAAACGTTTCTCAAAAACAATCCGGTTGAATTTGATAATGGATTTATAAAACATAGTTATCACCGAGCATATGCAATGATTGGACGTCTTATAAGAGGTGAAAAATATATTCCATTTTATATGGATACAACTAAGATATACAATACGCCAACCAAATTAGATGGCGTACATAGAACTCGGCCGATAACGTCAAAAGTTAAATTGTTAGATCAACTTGACAAGTTAGGAATTGATCGTAATGAATACTGTTTAACACAAAGTTCAATATTAACCATAATGGGTATTAGAGACAATGATGATTTAGATATTATTATTTCATCTAATTTAAGAAAACAGAATATATCGTTTCCACGCGGCATAGAAGTATTTCCAGAAAATTATGAAAAATTTAAATGCTTTGGTGCTAACAGTGACGATTCTATTCTTAAGAATTTTTGTGTAACGATCGATGGATATAAATTTTTAGAACCTAGGTTTTACTTTTCTAGAAAAAATATTAATAACACGCAACGAGATATCTCAGATTGGCAGTTAATTAAGAAGTTCTTTGAAAATGAAAATCATAAAGGATATCCATTTAATTTTGATTTTTACAAATGGGGAGTTACCTATGTAGCCAAAGTACAGCTAACTGATTTAAATTTTGAAGAACTAGAATTAGTTAAAGATAAATTTGATCGAGAAGTAAATGGTGTGAATCATGGACGTATAATTTATCGAGATGTAAAAAATAATACATACATTAAAATATTCAATAAAAATTATTGTAGATTATCTAATTTTAAAGATGCAATTGAGGTTGGACTATTTAATGGATTGGTGCCAGCGCTGTCAGCATTAATTTTTGAAAACAATGAACTTCGTGGATACATAATGCAAACTGGTACCACAATTGCTGATAACGATTATGAGTTTGATAAAATTCCAATGCATTTTAAAGAAAGTATACTTCGAAATTGTAAGAAACGATCTAGAATATATTACGATCTGGTTCCGCAGAACATTATTATTCTACCAAATGGTCAATGCAGTTTAATTGATTTAGAAAGTGTGTATGCATATAATCAAGAATCAGCAATGTCAGAACATAATGCAGTGTATAAACCTGGTAATTTATTAGAACAATTGGATTCTATTTAATTTTTTCTTAAAATATAAATATGGCACATTTTTTTAGAATATATAACAATCAGTTATCGTCATTAGGCGAAGTTAAAAAGCTAGGATTTGATAAGACCGCTGCATATGCAATACCAGATGAATATTTAGAACGTGGCGAGTTTGTTGTAATGAGAACGTGCCATGGCATAGGCGATTGGGCAATTATTTCAGCAATGCCTAGATTGCTCAAAACAAAATATCCTAGTTGTAAAGTATATGTTCCATCGCCGACAATGTTACGATCCATTTTTGGCGACATGTTAAATACTTGGGGCTATGGCGTATATGATTGTACAAATATAACATTGGATATTTTTAAACATAATCCATATGTAGATAAATTCATTGATGAAACATCCGATGACATATTTCACGACCATTATAGAATATACGATCTAGAAAATTCTAAAATTCCATTGGTAGAACAAATGTTAAAATTTTGGCAGTTTACCGACGATGAGATGCAGGATAGCAACCCAGATATATACTTTGATTTAAATGAAATAGAAAGAGGCAACACGCTCATTAAAAAATCATGGGATATGAATCCGTACGGATATATTTCGGTATCATCGACCTTTGGAACCACATCAAATACACAATCGTTAATCGACAATGTCAACACAAACATGAATTGGTTTTATTATGGTGAAACTCCTATTGAAAATACAATATTGTCATTCCTAAACAATGTAATAGATGTTAAATCTATGAATTTAACAATACGAGAACAAATGTATTTAAAATCAAAAGCATCTATCAATATTGGAAATGAAACTGGTATGAACTTATGGTCAACTAGATTTTCACCAACGTATATTTTAAGCCATACACATTATGGTAAAATACATGGAGGTGTCAATCAAGGTAAACTTAGAAAAGATCCATTTTCAAGTGGAAATTTTATTAAAAACGTTAATTACATTTAAGCTATGAAAAATAAAAAAATATTCATCACCGGGGGAGCCGGCTATTTAGGTAAAAACCTAATTAAACGATACTATAATGATAATGAGATCACAATTTACAGCAGAGATGAAGCTAAACATTATTATTTAAAAAAAGAATTTCCAAATATTCGTTGTGTAATTGGAGACGTACGTAATTATGATTTAATGAAACGAGCATCAGCTGGACATGATATAGGAATTTTTGCAGCATCATTAAAACAGATTGAAGCTGTTGATCAAAACGTAGAAGAAAGTGTTCGGGTAATTGTTGAAGGCGCAATAAATTCGAGACGCGTAGCAGAAGAAAATAAGTTTGAAGCAGCATGCTTTATATCATCAGATAAATCTAGAGCTGCCACTACATTATATGGGTCTATGAAATTTGTAGCCGGCGAAGCATTTATAGTAAATGCTGAACATTCCAATGTGCGATTGTCGACAGCCATATATGGAAACGTACTAAACTCTACGGGTTCGATTATTCCACTAATGTGGGACGCTATTAATAAAAAATACAAACTAAAATTATATTCGCCAAGCATGACCCGATTCATGATTGATATTAATCAAGCAATGGATCTGATAGAAACATCATTGATGGTTACTGGATACAATGTTATTCCGAATATCAAAGCATTTCAGATATCAGATTTATTTGATATTTATGCAGAAAAATTTGGTTTACAATATGATATTGGTACTCCGAGAATATCTGAAAAAATACATGAAATGATGTTTTCAAAAGAAGAGTATCCACGTGTACTATTCGATAAAAACGTATTCATGATGCATTATAAAAATCTAGCAACAGAACATACGAATATGCCATTTGATGAGTTTACAAGTGACAAAGTAGTAATTACAAAAAGTGATTTAAATTTAATTTTACAACAATATGATTATTTTAAACCATGAAAGTAGCAGTTACAGGCGAAACAGGATTTTTAGGATATTATTTAGTACAATATCTAAAATACAATAAAAGATTTGACGTTGTCGAATTAGGAAGAGACTATCAAAACAATATCGATCAGTTAATTGACTGTGACTGGTTGTTTCATTGTGCCGCGGTGAATCGAGGAAATGACGTCGGTATAACTAATATTTCTATAACCAACGAATTAGTTAATTTATTACAGCATAACAATATAAAAATTAATATTTCTTTTATGTCTTCAATACAAGAAGATATAAATAACGAATATGGTCAGTCAAAATCTGAATGTAAAAAAATATTACAACGTTATGCAACACAATCTAAAACTAAATTAATATCATATAAACTTCCGAATATATTCGGCCCCTTCGCGAAGCCTAATTATAATTCAGTAGTAGCTACATTTTGTTACAATGTTATTAATGATGCAGATTGCACTGTTAATGATAACATGGTTTCTTTAAGTTATATTGGAGATGTAGTTGAAATTATATCTAGTTTTACTTTAATTGATAATTTTCAAACACATACTTTATCAGTTACCGAATTGTATAAACTAATACTAGAATTTCATAAAAACTATTCTGTCGGAACTATTCCAACGTTGGATTGTAACTTTAAAGTTCAACTATTTAATACGTATAGATCATACATTAACTGTACGCATAAGTTAAACCGAAATTCCGACGATCGCGGACATTTATTAGAATTATTAAAAAGTGGTACTACTCAAAGTCAAATTTTCTTCTCAACTACACACCCAGGCGTAACTCGAGGAAATCATTTTCATTTTAATAAAATAGAAAGATTTTGCATACTTAAGGGTACGGCTAAAATTAGTATTAGAAAAATTGGCACTAACAAAAAGATTTCATATATTATTAGTGAAATGGATGATACTGTTATTGATATGCCAATATTGCATACACATAATATAACCAATATCGGAAACACTGAATTAGTATGTGTTTTTTGGGTCAATGAAATTTTTGATAAAAATTTACCAGATACGTATTTTATAGAAGTTTAAAACTAATTTATGAAGATAGCATTTTTTACTGAGATGGGATTCCATGGAAAGATTCCTAGAACCCACGATAATATGAGAACAGAATTTGCATGGATGTGCGCATTGGATGCGGAACATTATAATATTAAACATGCAATGGAATCTACCGAGTATATTGAATCACCGGTATTTGATTTAGGTATTGTTATTATTCCAAAAAAGAATCCGGAATTTGATATCAACAAACTTCGAATGGTCTGTAAACAAATAGCCGTAATGCAAGAAGGCCCAAATTGGCTTTGGCAGGATTACCCGTTGCATCAGCAAATTTGGTATTTTAACACATTGACTAGCGCTGACATTATTTTTACACATAATGATTCTGACCGTAAATATTATCAAGGATTAACGACACATCCAGATGTACGAGTATTACCTAGTTTAATGATCGAAGACGCAATACCAAAAAATATTGAATGCCCCAGGGCAGGTGTTATTATCGGAGGTAACATGACAAGTTGGTATGGCGGATTTGACAGTATGATGATAGCACAAGAATTTGGCGAATCAATATACGCTCCGAGTATGGGAAGAAAAATTGCACGAGAAGAAGAGTTAGACATACATCATTTACCGTATATGAATTGGAGCACATGGATACAACAGCTAAATAACTTTAAATACGGAGTTCATTTAATGAGAACTCATGCAGCTGGTACCTTTGCACTAAATTGTTCGTATTTAGGAATTCCATGCATTGGATATCGAGGCCTCGATACACAAGAACAACTTCATCCAGATTTAACAGTTGAATTAGGAGATTTAGAATCTGCTAGAAAAATTGCACAAAAACTTAGGATAGATGAAGAATTTTATTTATATTGTAGTAATATAACAAAAAAGTTATACAAAGAAAAATATCATGAAAATAAGTTTTATACAACCTTCCAGGAACAATTTAAAGTATCTTAAGTGGTCTTATGATGCTATTCGTAAAAATCAGGGTAATCACGAAGTAGAAATCTGTGTTGCTGATGACTTTAGCGATAAAGATAATACATGGGAGTGGTGTCTTGAAATGATGGATAAAGATCCAAATTTTAAGGCTATACGAAATGAAGGTCCTAATAGACTCGGCCATACTATATTATATGACCGATTAGTTAATGAGGTTGCAACACACGATGTATGTATTATATATCATGCTGACATGTATCTATGTCCGGGAGCATTAGATGCAATTGAAACACATATTGGTACAAAACGCATTGTGTCATTAACAAGAATCGAACCGCCATTACATCCGGACGGACCTGAAAAAGTATTATCAGATTGGGGAACTGAGCCCGAAGACTTTAACGAATCTGCATTTTTACGTTGGTTTAATAACTGCCATCCTTTAAAAGGACACGATGTTACTGAAGGAGTTTTTGCCCCATGGGCATTCATGAAATCAGATTTTCAATTAATTGGTGGACATGATCCATTGTATGCACCGCAGTCTAAAGAAGATTCAGATATCTTTAATCGTTTTCAATTAAACGGAGTTCAATTTATACAAACATGGAAAGGGTGTGTATATCATATGACCTGCCGGGGTAGTAGATTTAACCCGACACTAACAACACCTGGCCAGAATAGTTCAGAGTGGGAAACACAGAATCTAAGATCAACTCGTAACTTTATTCGAAAATGGGGACATTTTTGTAAACATGATGCATTAATGAAACCAATTATTCCTCCAAAGTATAACATAGCATTCCGAGTTAAAACATGCACTCTCGACATATTAGAACTTTTAGAACCATGGTGTGATCGTATTTATATTGATGATGAAATGCAAGTTTTAACTACACATTACATTGATACAGAACAAAAAAATACTACATATGAATTAGACAAACGTGTGTTTTGTATTGGCTTCAATGACCCGGATGCTGAGAATGATATTGTAGTCGAAATAAATGCATCTAGATTAACAAATCAAGATTATGCATATATCCAGCAATTATCAGAGATTATACAACAATCAGGGGAACTAGGCGAATTTACATTAGGAAGTTTGTTTATAAAAATATATAATTTAGAAACATATGAAAACGAATTAATAGTATGCAAAAAGTAGTAGTAACCGGCGGCGCTGGTTTTATCGGCAGCAATCTAGTAGATTTTTTAATTGAACAAGGATTACACGTAATAATTATTGATAATCTATCAACGGGTCAAGTTGAAAACATTAATCCTGAGGCTGAGTTTATACATACAGATCTATCAGAAGTATCTGTTACATATTTAACAGAAGTAATGCAAGATGTTGATGTGGTATTTCATTTAGCTGCATTAGCACGTGTACAGCCGTCAATCGAAGATCCATACACCTTTAATCGTGTTAACGTCAATAGCACATTAAAAGTTCTTATGGCGGCTAATTCAGCCGGCGTAAAGCGAGTTGTATATAGTGCGTCCTCGTCAGCTTATGGAGATGCTATAGAATTTCCAACTCCAGAAACACACGGTACTAATCCATTGTCACCATATGGATTACAAAAACTAATTGGCGAACAATATTGTAAAATGTTTAGTGAGGTATACGGATTGGATACAGTGTCATTGCGATACTTCAATGTGTATGGAGAACGAATGGCAACCGAAGGCGCCTATTGTTTAGTGATGGGTATATTTGCTAAACAAATGCAAAATGGGCAACCTTTAACTATTACAAATGATGGAGAACAACGCAGAGACTTTACATATGTAGCCGATGTGGTACAGGCTAATTGGTTAGCAGCAACACATCAAACAAGCTTAGGCGGAGAAGTATTCAACGTTGGTAACGGGAAGAATTATTCAGTGAATGAAGTTGCTGATATGTTAGGTGGCGAAAAAACATATGGTTACCCTAGAATTGAACCTACACAGACATTGGCAGATAACTCAAAAGCAAAACATATACTAAATTGGAATCCTATAGGTGATTTACCAACTTGGATTGTTAAATATAAAACGGATTTAGGATTATGAAAACAATTGGAATTATCGGACAAGGGTTTGTAGGAAATGCAGTGCGAGTTGGAATGCAGCATGTATTTGATATTAAAGCATATGATAAAGATGGAAACAAATTTAGCAATGTTAACGGAATTGAAGATGTAGTTTTAAACACTGATATTGCATTTGTATGTGTTCCTACTCCGATGGCACAAT